GTCTTCCAAGTCTACCTCGTGAGCTTCTTCTTCAGCGCCCATCTCGATTTCTACGCCTTCTTCTCCCTCTTCTTCCTCTTCTTCTTCTTCGACATCACGGGCAGCAGGCATATCGCCATACATTTCTTGAATCTTATCCTCACCAACAGTAGTAATGTTAGCGAGTTTTAAAAATTTACGAACCTCATGTTCGTTTAAAAGTGTTTTACGAGCCATTTTAAAAAATCTCCTTTTCTATTTAAAGAAACTCAAAAATAAGTAGTTATATGTTGCAATAACGGCATTAAAAATAAGAATCGAAGCTTCCAATGCGTTTTTTAATTTTTTCGAGAGCTTTCGTTTCTATCTGTTTGATTCTCGCAAATGAAAGATGTATTCTTTCTGCGACTTGTCTAAGTGTCATAGGTCCATTCTCATGAATGGATATCAAACAACAATTAAACTCATTTGGATAATTAATCCAGTGTCTGCAATCATTAGCTTCGCAAGACACATTAAGTTCCATGCATTTTCTGGAACATTGTAACAAACCGTCTGTATTCTTCATAGCGTTGGGAATTCCTCTGCTATCATATCAAATATATTTTCAACTTCATTAGCATTTAATCCAAAATCATTCATCTTCTCCTCTCCTGATTCTCTTAGTTTTTTGCTTTTTCTTTTCTTTTTGATAGATACGTCACTTATACTCTCGATAAAGTCATGTAATCGCGGGTCGTCATTAATAAGACCCGTGACAATGTATCTAAAAAACTTTGATTGCGTCAAACCAAGCGACTTTAATTTCATCAGAAAATTAACATGGCGATGATCATTTTCAGTAAAAACTATTCTTTTGTTTAGTTTGCCGTAATCAACATCATGTTCCATGTTACCACGACCTGTAGTTAATGTGCGTATTACTTTCAGATTGTCCAGCAGGTGTCTGTATCATGATGTCAGCTTTGGCTTGAAGCTCGGCAGCGCTTCTAGCGCCTGAGTATGAGTATCCTGAGCGAATTCCTCTTTCAAGGTTATCCAATACTTCTTCCATGGTTCCACGATAGGGAACGGTAGCCGATACTCCCTCGAAAGAAGAATACTTACCCTTCCAATCGACCTGCGCTTCTTTGCTAGCCATACCACGATATGTTTTCCACTTATTTCCGGCAGAATCAATGATTATGTCTCCCGGTGTTTCTCTAGTTCCGGCAAACAAAGAGCCGCACATAACAACGTCAGCGCCAGCAGCGATTGCTTTTACGATATCGCCAGAGTTTTTGATACCGCCATCAGCAATGATCTTCACATCTCTGTCTGTTTTTGCACAATCAAGGATTGTCTGAAGACCTGGAACACCATGTCCAGTCTGAATACGAGTCGAACAGATTGAACCGCCTCCAATGTTACACCTAACAGAGTCCGCACCCCAGTCAGCCAAGTCGTTAACACCCTGCAAGGTTGCTACATTACCAGCCATAATGTGATAGTCATCTCCGAGCATGGTTCTCAGTCGCTCAAGTGCAGTCTTCATCATGGCGTGATGCCCATGGGCAACATCAACACAAATAAATGTGGCACCAGAGTTGAAAGCTGCTGTTGCTCTTTCTAGATAATCTCCCGAAATACCAACTGCTGCGCCGATGTTGTTTTTCAACTTTTTGATTGATCTCGTAATAATTTCAGCCTGCTCTTCGATAGAATTATATCTGTGAATTACAGCAGCACCTCCTACGTTGTCAAGAGCAATAGCCATGTCAATCTCAGAAATTGTGTCCATTGGAGAAGCCAAAATCGGAAAGTCTAGTTGCAGTGTTTTACCTAAGTCAACGGCTAAATCAATTTCACTTCTTGAAGTTATATCCGAGTATTGTGGAACCAATAAAACATCATCATATGATAAGCCACGAGTATAATTATTCTTCACCAGTTCCTCCATCTTCTTCGTTTGCAGGCGCTTCTTTTGTTGTCTTTTTGGTTGTTGTCTTTTTGGTTGTAGTCTTTCTGGCTCTTTTCGAGCGGCGGTAAGTTGCAGACCTTTGCTCTAGTTCGCTGTCTTTAATTGGCGGAAGCTTTGCAAGCTCTGCTGCTCGCTCTTCTTTCTCTTTCTGAAGGTGCTCTTGTTCTTCAAGTTTTTCTTGCTTTTCTTTTTCTTCCTGAACGGCGTAATCATTAATAGCACGTGCTTCCATGCGAGCTTTTAATGCCTCTCTCTCAACAAATTGTTGTCTATGGGCACTGAAATGTGTTTGAAGTGAGCCATAGGCTTCTTCGCATTTTGAAAGCTCAATGGCGTGGTGAATAATTTGTTCGAGGTAATCTTCATGGCTGTTAATGATTACTTTTTCATCAAGGAGAGCTTCGATAGCTTTCCAATGTTCAACGCCCTTTGATTTGAGCATAGCCATAGCCGCATCTAATCTAATATAATTTCTGTTTGTCATTTTCTTTACTTCTCCTTATCAATAAAGTTTTTGATTTGTCTTGAGGTAAACCAAGTTTTTTCATTTGGTGTCTCAGGATCTTTAAGGTTAGCAATTTTCGCCCGTTTACCTCTAGAAATCTTAAAACTCGCAACTGAAGGGACTCCGTTTAAATTCAGCTTTTCAGAAATCTCTCCATCATCATCAACATTATAAGCGAAAAATAAAACATCGTCGTATGAATCTGATATGTCGATATAATAGCTACTCAAAGCATGGCACAAGTGGCATCCATTGGAATAAAATTTAACAACGCACAATGTCTCGTCGTCAACAGTTACGTCTCCTCTCATCATCTTTAATATTGATTCTTTCGATATCCTACTTACGGACATTTTCTATCTCCTGTCTCCAGTCATTAATTATGTTGTTTGCTAACTTCCAGCAATCCGGACAATACAATCTTACAGTATTTTCATCTCTAACTACTACGTTCCATGTTTTTACCATTTTCTTGCTCTTCTTGTCAAATGGTTTTTCACAAGTTAAGCATTGTTCCGGGAGGCTTTGAAACTGTGTCACTCTTTTGCTGAGTTCTTGGGCACTATCTTTTTGCACATGCTTGTTTAGTGCTCGGCGCTGCTTCCGGTTCATTTATTAATCCCTTCAACTCTCCAAAGTTCCGAGCCTCCATCAAAAACAACCACAGCCGATGGAAAAGGGGCACTATTACTGCTATCTCCGAACTTAAGGCGTCCCTTGACAAAATGAATCTCAGATGCTTTCATAACATAATCATGCCAATACTTCGTGTCGGTTCTTGCTGGGATAAGCATAACAACCTTTGTGTCAGGCTTTTGCGATTCTTGATATGCTTTTCGAATCCAATCCTTGATACCTCTGCCATATGGAGGATTAACAAAGCATGTGAATCCTCCCCAATCCTTCTCCAATCCATTTTCTGCTTCTGTAAAGAAGTTGGCACACTTTGCATTATGAATTGATGCGCAGGGATCTAAATCAAATGGACCAAATCGCCAATTAAGTTTGTCGAAAAACTCCTTTGGTGTTGCCCAGTTATCGGTCTTAGAACTGAACATTACTTTTTGTGTTGTTTTATCCATGGGTTATTTTCTTCCTTATAAAATTGTTATTAAATCATACTGCTTCGACACCAAACAACTCTTGTCTCTTAGAAAGACTGATGCAGCCATTGGGATATCTTTCTGCCAACTCTTGTCCTCTCTTAAAGGTGACACTAACAATTGGAAAATCAACAATATCACAAATAATATAATTCATGTCTTTGGTTTTAAACAAAAATTGTTCTTTATCAAATTTTCGACCAGTTCCAATCATTCCAGAGGGCATAAATTTACATCCGCCTGCTTGTGTCAGATTCTTGGCATCGTATTTGATGTTTTCGTCCAACTTATTGACGTGATCATATCCTTTGCAACCCTTAATGTGTCTAATTTCAGGGAACCAAATGGCTAGCTGCGGTTCTAATAGATGCGAGGCAACTCGACCGTCTTTGAATATATCAATTAACGCGAGTGTTGTCAAGTCTCCAAAAGAAATAGTGCCAGTCAAGTCAAAAGTATAAACTTTATCAAATACAATATTATGCATCTGTGCTTCCCAGTGCTCCATCACCTCTGTCACTAATTGTGATTGACTGTCGATAAAGGTCGCTTGACCGGCTTCTGAACGCTCGGAAATGCACAACAGGAATCAACACTAGTTGTGCGATCTTGTCGGCAGCCCTGACATATTGTGTTTCCTTGCCAATGTTGTGCAAGTTCACAAATACCTCGCCGTCGTAACCTGAGTCAACCACGCATGCTCCCACAATAAGAGAACGCTTGGCTGCAACAGAACTACGGTTCTTGACTTCAAGCATGTAGCCGTGTGGCACACCGAAACGAAGACCGGTGGGAATCACCTTGCTTTGCCCTGGATCAATCGCGATTGATTGAGACTCATTCTCTGGTGAATAAAATACGTCTAGCCCAGCATCAGATGGATTAGCTCGTTGTGGTTCATTTGCATTAGGGCGCGTCAGTGCATACTCAAGAATCACTGTTACCTCCGCTGAACATCTCAAAGTTCTCTACAACCTCATCGATGTTTACATTATCCTTGAACAGACGATAAGCCTTGACAGCAGCACGAATCTCGTCAGTGTTTAACCACCCGTTTTCTTTATATTCAGCACGCAAATCGCGCTTCTGTTCCTTGTAAGGCTCCATTGCCTCTTCAATAGCTACCATGGATCGGATATATTCCTTGACATAGCGCTTTCGTTCATCGTTTGTATTAGCCATGTGGCCCTCCTAT